AAAATCCCTTTAGCTCGCGAATACCAAATCAGAGACTTAGCAAGTGGCAAAGAGCCAATTAAACGAACTAATGCAACCGCTTAGGAACTAAACCATGAGCAAAGTATCAACCGAATTGAGTGCAAGGGCTAGAAATGAAGTTTCTAGAGTTTTGCAAGCCCTTGCATCAAGCAATCAAAGTCAGGTTGCCGAACAGTTAGGGATTGATCCAAGCACATTATCACGGATGAAAAATGATAGAAAATCCAATGGCTTGACTGAGCTTGAGAACTGTTTAGTGCTATTGGACATTCTTGGATTTAAGACTGTCCTCAAGAAATATCGAATGATTAGCGAGGAAAAACTAAATGCGCTTTTTGTGATGTCAAAAGCGTGGATGGAAAGCAAGCAAACAATTGACGATCTTTTTCAAGATGACATTGAAGATTTCGGCATGTGTTTTGAGCTTGGTTACAAAGAAAAAGCCTGATGTACAAGATCAGGCTCAATGTTCAATCGGAGCAAACCATATGAACTATTCAATATTAGCAGACATTGAACTAAATCGGAAGATTAGTTTGTTTCAAAAAGCGGTTGAGGCTTATGCAATAGAACGCAGTTTAAAAAACTCGGTTGCTGTAGCTGAGGCTAAAAGTAACTTGGAGCGTCATTACTATGAATCCTACAGCTTTGCGGTTCATAAGGGAGTATGAGCATGAAGTTTATGAAGGTGCGAAATATGCACGCCAGTATGGTGATCTTCAAAGGCTTTACGATGCTTCAAGTGATGAATTCTTCATTGAAGAAATCAACGATGCTTATGAAGAGTTTAAGAGGAGCTTGGTATGACTAGTTTTATTTCTAATGCATTCCAGATTCCTAATGACCTAATAGATAACGGACATATGGCTAAGATGAAGGGTGCAGCTTTGCCTTGTTATCTTCTCATTGTTCGTAAAACGCGTGGCTGGAATAAACAAGCAGATAGCATCAGCCTATCTCAGTTTGTAAAAGCAACTGGATACAACAAGGATACTGTACAAAAAGGCCTATTAATTTTGGAAGAGATGGGTGTAATTATCCGCCTTGAAACTGACAAACAAATTAATGAATGGTCTCTAACTGACCAGATAATTACCACTGAAAACCATACTAAAAATTCGCCTAGCGAAAATTTAGCTATGCTAAAAAATAGTACGGAACCATACGAAAATTTAGTATCAAACCATACTAAAAATTCGCCACACAATAACAATAATAAAAACAAAGAAAAACAAGGGGTGGGTTACTCAGAAAACTTTGAGAAGTTCTGGTCTGCATATCCAACTTGTAAACGTAAATCAGACAAGTCTGGCACTTATAAAACTTTCACAAAGCATGAAGGAAGTTTTGCGATTGAAACACTTCTTTCAATTCTTGAAAAACAAAAATCTGATGTCTCTTGGACAAAGCAGGATGGTGAGTTCATTCCATCACCTAGCACTTGGTTAAACCAAAAACAATGGGAAAACGAGTATTGGTTTCAGGTCAACAGCTCTGTGGTAGCTCCTGATTTCTCTAATGCCCAATTGCAATATGGAGACTGGTAATGAGTACAAACATTCAAAATATGACAATTGAGCAGAGTGTGCTAGTCGCTTTGATGACAGTGAGCCATTCCCTAGAGGTTGTCGCAAATGATCTTACCGAAGAACATTTTTACGCTGGTCGTCACAAGATTATTTACAAGGCAATTGTTGAGCTTGCTAATGCTGATAAGCCATATGACTCAGTATTTGTCTGCAAGCATCTACAAGAGCGAAATCTTCTCAATGACATTGGTGGAGAAGAGTATTTAATTGAACTTAACAGTGCAGTTGGTAGCGTACACCACCTGGAATATTTTGTTGCTGAGTTGAATAAACTTAAGCAGCATCGCGAAGTTGAAGATATTGGTCTCTCGATTGCGGAGTGCGCTAAAGATCTGACTATCACTGATGTTTACTTGGCTGCTGAGAATTTATTTAGTTCATCTAGTAATTCTATTGAGCAAAAGCAAACAGGTTTTGATTTTAACCAGGCTTTAGAAAAAACACTTGAGCGATTTGAGAAAAAGATTGCTCAGAAAGAACAAAAGGGCTTCATAGGTGTTCAGTTCAATATTCCTCATCTTGATAATCTTTTGGGAACAATTGAAAAGGGTCATTTTTGTGTAATTGGTGGTCGTCCGGGCAGTGGTAAATCAACTCTTGCTCAGATGTGTGCAATGCAAACTGCTAAGCGCTACAACATGCCAGTCTTGTTTATCTCTGCTGAGATGGATACGCCGACCCTAACCAACCGCATGATCTCGGCATTAGGTGCAATCCCGTATAACAATCTTCACAACGGTGAAATCTATGACGGGATGTTTGAGAAGCTTACTGCCACGATAGCTCAGTTCCGCAACCTTCCAATTTTTATTGAAGAGAAGCAGAAGCCAACAATTTCTGAAATCCAAAGCTATGCGCGTAAAGCAAAACGCAAATACAAGGCTCTAGGCTGCATCATTGTGGACTACTTGGGCTTAATTCGTGACCCATCTAAAAAAGACCGTGTTCAGGAAGTTGCATCAATTAGCCGTGATTTAAAAGCCATGGCTAAAGAGTTTGATTGTCCAGTAATTGCATTGGCTCAACTTAACCGTGGAGCAGAAGGACACAAGCCAGTAGCAAGTGATCTTAAGGATTCTGGACAGATTGAACAGGATGCAGACCAAATCATCATGGTTCATCCAATCCTCGAAAAAGAGACTAATGCGCCAACTGGTGTAACCGAGTTAATTATTGCCAAAAACCGTCATGGCAAGCGTGGATCTGTGAATGTTCAAGACCGTTTAGATATTTGCCGTTTCGTTGGGATGTCATTCCCGGTGGAAGAGAGAGGTGCGGCGTGAAGCACACCTTGATCTTAGGCGATTGTCTCGAGCAGATGAAAGAAATTGAGTCAGGTACCGTGGACATGATTCTTTGTGATTTGCCATACGGAACTACTTGTTGTGCATGGGATTCAGTGATTCCTTTTGAGCCTCTATGGGAGCAATACGAACGAGTTATCAAAGAGAATGGTGCAATTGTTCTATTTGCAGCGCATCCATTCACGGCAGTACTTGCGACATCAAATCTAAATCTATTTCGCTATGAGTGGATTTGGGAGAAACCTGCAGCTACTGGATTCTTTAATGCGCATTTCCAGCCGCTGCGAGCACATGAAAACATCCTTGTGTTTTACAAGGCTAAACCGACATTCAATCCAATCAAAACATTTGGACATGAGCGCAAAACAGCTAAACGTAAAGACATTGGATCAGAGCATTACGGCAAGCAAGTAAATATCAAAGCTTATGACTCAACAGAGCGGTACCCACGTTCAGTTCAGTTATTCAGTAGCGATAAGCAGAAATCAAACTTTCACCCGACACAAAAGCCAGTTGCTCTTTGTGAGTACTTGATACGTACCTACACAAACGAAGGTGAAACAGTACTCGACAACACAATGGGTAGCGGTACCACTGGCGTTGCTTGTGTGAATACAGGCCGCAACTTTATCGGGATAGAGAAAGAACAAAAGTACTTCGAGATTGCTCAACAACGTATTGATCAAGCAGGTACCGAAAAGCGTATGCAGCCTGATCTATTTGGAGAAACAGCATGAATCTATCAGAAATCAGAGAACAATTAGCTGTAATAGCTCAGCGTAATGGTCGACCAGAGTATGAATTATGTGTGCTCAAAGCTGTTCAATTCGCTGTGAATAATGGAACTGATCATCCGCTTAAAGAGCATTTAACTTTATCTCAAACTGAGGAAAAGAAAGTTCAGCCTATTCAAAAGCCTTCTACCAAAGCTGGCCCTAAAGTTCCTCATGTAACTAAAGACCAAGTAAATGAATTATGTGCATGGATTTATGGAGAACCAGGAAGACAGATGCTATTGGCAGAGAAAGCAGGAACATCAGCTTCAATCCTCTGGCGTATCAGTAAAAGCCGAACTTGCACTAAGAAAATGTTCAACCGTCTAACCAATGCCAAGAAAGCGATTATCAAACAGCAAGAAGAAGCGCCAATTATTCAAAGTCGTAATTACGCGATTAAAAATGGGCTGAACTATTTCGAAGGCCGTGAATGTAAAAGATGCCAGACAACCACTCGCTATGTTGAAAGTAGCCGCTGTGTTCACTGTGTAAAGGCTCACTATAAGCAAACCAAGGAGATGGCTGCATGAAAACTTTAAATAGAACAAAGAAATTAAACTTTGATGACCAGCTTAGCTTACTCGTGTTTGGCTGTCATGCATCAGCGCCTTTCAGTGTCAAAGACGTGAAGGAATCAGTGTTTGATATCAATCGAGGAACCATCTACAGCAATCTTCAAAAATTTGTTGAATGGAAATATTTCGAACGCGTTGGGAAAATCATTACAAGGCAACTCAATACGCAAAAGACATCCTGAATGTTAAAGGGGAGCTGAAAGCATGATCGAATTTGCAGATTACAACTCAATGATGAAGCTGCGTAGAGCGTACAACCTCGGTACTCGTAATGAAGAAACAAGAGCAGCAGCGAACCTCTACGAGAAATTAAGAAAGCTGAAAATGCTAGACCAACTCAAGCAGGAAGCCATTACTAAACATGACGGAGAGCAACAATGAAAAATAGATTACAGGTAGGCGGTTTGGCTTTGATAACCCATGCAATAAAAGAAAGCAATGTTGGGAAGGTTGTGAAGCTCGTTTCTTTTATTGGATCTAGGAAAAGCAAAAATTGGGGCACAAGAGACGATTTCTGGTTGATTGAGTGTGATGATTTTGAGATTTCATATTTCAATCCTAACAAACCAATTCCAATGCATCCAGCTCAACACCTTATGCCCCTAGGCGATGACAAAGGCATTGAGCTTTACGGCCTTCGTGAAGAGATCATGACAGGACATGACAAGGAGCGCGCTCAATGAAACCAGAACAGTTTATTCGTGAGTTCGGGGTGGAGAAGGCGAGAGAGGTGGTTGAGGGCCATAGCAAAGCTTACATGCCTGAACTCTTCAAGTACTGGTCTGAGCAATTAAATGGCTACGTCTTAGCACCTAAATATGCAAGCTGCTTGGTTTTAGATCTTGAACGCCTCGTGGAGTCGGTGGATTGGGTCAAATCATTTGGTGGTATCGAATCATGCAAACAAAGCCTTTACATGCTGCATGAGCTAACAGAAGACCCACAACCAATTCGTGACGCTGTGCGTGATTACGAATCGATCTATGGAGAAAAAGGAGCCAGTCATGAGTGAGTTTAAAGTTGGGGATTGGATAGTGCGTACAGACAAGCGCACTGAATCTATCTATCAAATTACAAGTATTCAAGAAGGCCTAATCAAATGCACTTTCAAAAAGAATGGTGAAGACTGGAGGCTTCATACAACTAAAGGAGAGATTGAATTTGCCACACCAGAAGAAATCGCAGCAGGGCATCGTATTGATTTAGAAACCCTCCGCGACTGTGACACCAGTCCGAATTGCAAGAAGTTTGATGAGAGGGTGAAGTGATGAGAAGTGAATTTGATACGTTAGAACAATATCAAGAATCAATGAAAGAATTTAATGAAAATACGCGCATGGGATTTGAAGAATTTATTCAATCTCACGGCTCAGATAGAAACAAGCTACAACTCAGATGCACCCCTTACACAAGCAAAAAAGGAGGATACGGTTCGTTTGATTTAGATTTTGGTTTGTGTGTTTACAAACACCAACAATCCAAAGTGGATGAGCTGCAAAAGCGGGTGGATGCAGCAAAGCAACTAATTGAAGATTTAAATAAGTGCTATCAACAAGATTATCAGAATAAATTTGAATATTGGCGTGGGTTTGCAGACAGCGCAGGAATTTTGGGAAAAAGATTAGAGCAAGCGCTCAAGGGGGAAGGATGAAAGACTTTGCGATAGCAATTATCTACGGTGCAGCGCTATTCGTATCAATTAAGTATGCATGGCGTTGGTACAACGGTGAGCTTTCAACACCTGCAATTATGGAGTGGTTTGGCAGAGGATTCTTTTTTGCTTGGGGAGTAATAGCAGCGACTTTAACTATGGTTTTGGTTATCCGCTTAATTACGGAGTATGTCAAATGACCACATTCAAAGAGGCTCAAAACCACGCGAAGCAGATTAAGAATGCTAAGCGTGGAGGTTATACACCAACAATTGCAAAGGATGTGAATAAGCACATCAAGCAGAAGTTAATCAAATTAGATAACCATTTCGATGAGTTGTTTAACGAAAAATGGGCAGAGTGGAAGAATACTGCTGACATGCATTCTCAAGGATTTGCTGATGGAATTGAATATGCACAGCGTCAAATTCAGGAGCTTCTTAAATAATGCGTAGAGCAGCAAGAATTGATGCAAATCAAAACGAGATTGTCAAAGCTCTACGCCAAGTTGGGGCAAGTGTTCAGTCGCTTGCTTCAACTGGAAAAGGATGTCCGGATCTGCTTGTAGGGTTTAGAGGCACAAACTACTTAATGGAAATTAAAGACGGTCAGAAGTTCAAGTCAGATAGGAAGCTTACTCTTGATCAAATCGAATGGCATGAATCATGGCGCGGCAAAGTCTTTGTAATTGAGAGCACTGACGAAGCGCTACAAGTGATTAGTAAGGTTGAGGTGGCGTGATGGGATTGGTGAAGGTTTGGGATAAAGAAATTAAAGGCAAGCTGTATGCAGTTGGAGATATTCACGGCTGCTACAACTTGTTGATGAATCGCCTCAAGGAAATTGGCTTTGACTTTGATAATGATCTTCTTGTTGCTGTTGGTGATCTTGTTGATCGCGGTGCGCAGAATCTTGAATGTATCGAGTTGCTTTCTAAGCCATGGTTCACGTCGGTTCGTGGTAATCACGAGGACCTCTGCATTGGTGGTCTGCATGACCAGTCATACAAGCGTTGCCACATAGACAATGGTGGTGAATGGTTTTACATGCTTGATGGGCAAGCTATGTACAACATTGCAAAAGTATTCTCTGAATTACCAATTGTTTTGGAGATAAACCATAACGGCAAGAAGTTTGGAATTGTGCATGGGCATATCGAACAGAATGATTGGAATGAGTTTAAGGACTCGTTTTGTCAGCCATCTAAAAACCGTGCTCCATCAGATTTAGCAATGTGGGGTCGTGAACGACTTGATACTGATAATCATCAATACACATATGTAAACGGTGTGGATGCAGTGATTATGGGGCATACAGTAACTCAAAAACCATGTAAGCGTGACAACTGCTATTGGATTGATACCGGTGCAGTTCATTGGGGAACTATAACAATCTTAGATTTAGAAACTATTTGAGGGTGACGGTATGAAATCAAAGGTAGATGTAGATGCATTAAAGCTCACACTCCAATGGCAAGGATTCTTTCTAAAGGGATGGTTTGAAGATCATTGGTGTGACCTCAAGGACTATGCAGAAGCTTCTTTAAAGCTGCTTCTAATCATCCTGAGAATTTTGTTTTCTCCCATTCTCATTATTTATGTCATTTGGCAGACCAGAAAAATGTATGAACAGATAGCGAGCGGAGAAGTCAACAGAGAAAAAGTCAGAAATCACATCAAGAAATACGGCAAGTAAGGGGAAAGAGATGAATGCGGCAGTAGTAACACCAGTAATGGATTGGAACAAATACACAATTGATGGATGGCTAGAGCAATTCGGCGCTTGGTGTGAAACTGTGCGCATGAAAGGAGGGGATTTACCAGATGGCTTACATATCAATCAGATCTATTGGTTGATGCGGGAATCTGGAAAGGAAGTGCCAAGAGGTAAGTCTTACATCCGTTGTGAGATTAATGATTTTGAAGCGGATCAAGTGCACACACTATTGCGAAGCATTCTGCGGTCCGAGAAGGTTGATTATCAAGCTAAGTATGCAGTGATGTGTTTGATTAAGCATAAGGTCGAAAATCGATCTTTAAGTGCGGTGGCTGGCATTACAAACCAGTCTAAAGCTCAGGTAAATATCATGGTTGGATGTGCAAGATTTTTTCTTCACGCACATGATAAAAGATTAAGAATATCATGAGTTTAATTGTTTTTATGGTATAATATTTAAGCAAGCCATACAGGTGCTACCAACACCTATATGGCTCTAATCAAATCGTTAAAAGGGCAACAAAATGACTGGAAGCAATTCTATTGTCATAGCGGAAGCTATGCAAACAAAAAAATCAAGAGTGTATCTTACTCAAGATAGTTTCATACAAAAGTGTGAAGAAATCCACAAGAATAAGTATGACTATTCTCTAGTAAAATATGTAAATAAAAAAGAAAAAGTATCAATTATCTGTCCAGTACATGGAGTATTTGAACAGCGCCCAGAAGTACATTTGAGAGGTATGGTTTGCCCTAAATGTTCAACTAAAGCAAAACTTACGAAAGAAGACTTTGTGAGAAAGAGTAAAGAAAAGCATGGTGATAGATATGATTACACTGAAACGGTATATATCAAGTCGACGTTAAAAGTAAAAATCAAGTGTTATAAGCATGGATTCTTTGAACAAAGGGCAAGTGCACACTTACTAGGACAAGGTTGCCCAAATTGTTTTTTAAGTTCACTTAGCAAAACCCAGTATCAAAAGCTTTGTAGCGAAAAATATAATGGGAAATCGAGCATCTATTTAGTTCGTTGCTATATAGAAAATGAGTCTTTTTTAAAAATTGGTATATGTGCGACGACTGTAGAACAACGATTCTCAACAATTTCCAAGATGCCATACAAATATGAGCTTCTAAAACAGATTGAAGGCAGAGCATCCAAAATATGGGATATTGAAAAGAAGATACATAAACTCCTATCAAAGTTTAAGTATTCACCTAAGATTGGTTTTGCTGGAATGGGTGAATGCTATAGAGACAATGATTTAGTTCAAGAAAAGTTCAATGAGTGGTTGACTCGTTTAAACGCGTGAGGTAAATTATGTGATAGAGTGGCAGAGTTATAAGCATATGTCACTTGTCATTCAAAAGCTCACTTAATCGTGGGCTTTTTTGTTTTCTGTGGTATAAGTTTATCTCCAATAATAAAGGGGATAATAATGTTTAATAGAGAAACACTTAAATTAATCAATTCTGCAACTGGTGAAGAAAGGGAATTACAGCAATGTAATGTTGGTGAGAACAGCATCCACAGCAAGGATATCAAAGTTCCTGTAAGAGAAGGTGACTTCCTCATTAGACAACTACCAAGTGGATTGGAGGAAAAATATCAAGTGTTAGATGTTGTGGCGTACACAAATTTACTTCCTCATTATGAACTGAAAGTGAAAAAAATCTAATCCTCAAAAGACCTCCTTCGGGAGGTTTTCTTTTATGCTCTGCTTCGGTGGGGCTTTTTATTGTCCGTAAAAAGACAATCTATCCTACTGGAGTGCCGACCAGTGGAACATGCCTTCGAGTAAAACTGCTTTATGCAGCCTAAACTAGGGAGTGGCGTCCCGACTTAAAGAGGATTGAAAGCAAGTAAAACAGACCGTGCATGTTAGGTATGTGTGATTGTGAGTAGCGGTAGATCAGTTGCCGAGCTGATCGATATCGTAATCTAAGGCAAGGGTGTGGCAGTTTGCCACTCCCTTTTTAATTTTTAGCAAAGTAAATGTAGCTAAATGGTGCCGTTATGGACGAAGAAGAACTGAAACAAATTGAAGAAGATTGTCAGCAGTTTAAGAACGTAATCAAAACGGTGTTTTATTTGGCTGTGATGTTATTTGCAGCTTATTTGGTTTGGTGTAATTGGTGATTGTATGGATATGATCGAAGCAAAGAAGAATCTAGCAATATACAAAGCCAATTTAAGCAAACTGCAATCTTACAATCATTTATTTAGTAGCTATTCATTCCGTGCTGACTGTGAGCGAGAAGAAAGATTATTAAAAGAGCGTATTGAGGTGTTAGAAAATGCGTTCGACAAAGAGGCTAAACGAAATAAGAGCGCTACCATGCGTTAGATGCGGATATCCTCACTCACAAGCGGCTCATTCGAACAGTATGAAGCATGGTAAGTGTAGATCGAAAAAGGCTAGTGACGAGTTTACAGTGCCGTTATGCCATAAATGTCATTTCCTATTCGATACCTTTCAATTGGGTAATCGGGCAGAGAGTGAAGCAATGTTTGATCGGTGGTTAGAAAAAACAGAGCGGATGCTTAATTTAAATAACAATGAAGAGGTTTTCTGATGGGAACTAAAGCAACAAAATCTAAGATGATTGAACGAGCATTCGAGTTTGCAGAAAAGGTTATTGCCGAAAACCAATGCATTATCAATCACACTAATATTCCAGAAGTCGGTGCGCGTGCTGCTGACCTGGTTGAATTGGCCAAATCATTTAAGCTTTTACTTTCAGATACACATGAAGATTTAATTAAGCTTGAAAACTACGGCAATGATGATTATCGTGGTTAAACACCACATCTCGAGACTAACGTGAAAGACATCTACCTTTAATTATGGATAGATAAGTCTTAAGTCCTGAAATGCAGAGCCTGTCAGAAATGACGGGCTTTTTTTTGTGAGAATTAAAATGGAAAACCAACATCGTAAAATCAAAGGCTATCGTGAACTTTCTCAAGAAGAAGTTGACCTAATGAATCGCATCAAAGAAAAAGGTGCAGAACTACTTACACTTCAGGCTGAATTGGCAAACCGCTTAAACACAGATTTAGAAGTTAAACAAGCAGCAGCTAAACGCGCCCAGTTAGCTCCAAATGACTTTGCAAGTGCTGAATGGCAAGAATATGAACGTTTCAAAGACGCTGAGCCTTTGCGTTGGGCTGCTATTGGGAAAACTGACATTCAGACAGGCATCATGGCTCTAGTTCGTGCGGTAGCTCAGCCAACAGGTTGTTAAGTCACCCTTGGGTGGTTTTTTATTGCGAGGTCAAAATGGAACCACGATTCGTCATCAAAAACCATTCTGACATCAACTATGTAATTGGCTATCTCAATACTAATCACGCAAAGGCTGCGAGTGAAGGGAAGCCGTTAGTCGTATTGATTGCACCACAAGAGAAAGATCGTTCAAAAGCTCAAAACCGTTTGTACTGGCTCTGGATGGCTCAATGGTCTAAACACCAAGGCACAGATAAAGATTATGAGCATCTGTTCTTTAAGAAGAACTTCTTATCCAAAATCTATGATCGTGATGATGTTGGGCAATATAAGAAAACATTCAAAGCTGTAAGAGAATTAAAGGACTCTAAGCATCCTCTCTATCAAGATGTGGCAAAAGGCTTATGCGAGCTAATGAGCACGACAGACGCAAGTACAGCTCAATTCACTGAATACCTAAACGACATTCATGCATTCTGCAATAAAAACGGGTGTTATTTGGAAACACCTGGTGATCTTAAGTATGTGTTGGAATAGTTATGAATCAATTTCATTGGGTTGAATTGGGAACAACAAAGCCGCTTTTTACTGTATTTGCTAAGACTGAAAAGCAAGCGTTGTCAAAGTTAAGAAAATATTTAGCCAAAGTTGGCAAAGAAAAAATCGAATTGGCAAGAGTTATTGGTTAGAGGTACAAATGGAAGAACAAATCAAAGGCGCAGAACCCTTAAAGAATTTACGCCATGAAGAGTTCTGCCACGAATATTTAAAGACACTAAGTGCGCAAGAAGCTGGAAAAGCTACTGGTTATAAAAATCGTCAAAATGCTTGGGATGTGCTCCAGCGTGATGATGTGCAAGAGCGCATAGCCTACTTAAATGAGCTGAGACTCAAGCGAGTTGATGTGAATGCAGACTATGTTCTCAAACGCCTTGTAGAAATCGACCAGATGGATGTTTTAGACATTATGGATGATAACTACGCATTCAAGCCTATTAGTGAATGGCCTCCTATCTGGCGTCAATACGTTTCAAACATTGAGAATATCGAAGAGTTTGATGGACGTGGTGAAGATAAAACACAAGTAGGTTGGCTCAAGAAAATCAAATGGCCTGATAAAGTTAAAAACTTAGAGCTATTAGGCAAACACATTGCTGTTGGGGCGTTTAAAGACAAAGTAGAACATTCAGGAACGATAGAGATTCAGTCTGTTTCGGAATTGATGGATGAATTAAGCGAGGGTGAGTAACTTTAAGGAGTAGCCATGCTGAATCCTGAGCATAAAGCGAAACTTAAAGACCAGTTATGGCGCTTAAATAATCTTTACTACATTACGAATAAAGAGGGTAAGCAAGTTAAGTTCAAGATGACACTTGAACAGCTTGAATACTTCGAAAACGAATGGACACGTAACATCATCTTAAAGGCACGTCAGTTAGGTTTTACCACTGAGATGTGCATGATTCAGTTAGATGCTGCATTGTTCATGTCTGATAAGTGTGCTTTGATTGCCCATACATTACATGATGCTAAGCGTCTGTTCCGTGAAAAGGTTAAGTACGCTTACGATCGCTTGCCACACCTTATCAAAGCAGCCAATCCTTTAGAGATTCAAACTAAGGATGAGCTTGTTTTTAGCAAAGGTGGCTCAATTACCGTTTCAACTTCATTTCGTGGTGGAACTTTAGACCGATTACATGTGTCTGAGTTCGGTAAGATTTGTGCGAAGTTCCCAGATAAAGCACGTGAGATTGTTACTGGTGCATTTGAAGCAGTAAGCCTTAAAGGTCGTATCACACTCGAAAGTACAGCAGAGGGTAAAAGCGGTTACTTCTACGAATTCTGCCAATTAGCAGAAAAGTTATTACTACTCAGCAAAAAACTAAGCCCACTTGATTGGAAGTTCTTTTTCTTTTCTTGGTGGAAGAATGCTGATTATGAAATTGAACCAACTGAAGAACTCCCACAGCGCCTAGTTCAATACTTTGAAGAACTGGAAGTTAAGCACAAGATTAAAACAACGCCAAAGCAAAGGGCTTGGTATCACTCAAAAGAGAAAACTCTTGGCGAGGATATGAAGCGGGAATATCCAAGTATTCCTAGTGAAGCTTTTGCTCAGTCTGTTGAAGGTGCTTACTACAAGAACCAATTTAAATTCTTGTATGCCAATAAACGCATTGGTGTATTGCCTTCTAATGATCATTTACCTGTTATGACCTTCTGGGACTTAGGTGTCTCAGACTCAATGGTGATCTGGTTTATCCGGAAGTTATCAGATACTTGCTACCAAGTTATCGATTACTATGAAAACTCAGGCGAAGGTATGCGGCACTATTTCAAAGTGCTTAAAGAAAAAGGCTACAAGTACAGCAAGCATTATGCTCCGCACGACATTAAAAACCGCTCTCTTATGAATGATGGGAAGTCTCGTTTAGACATTGCCAAAGAGGGCTATGTGCTTGATGACGGGGAGAAGTACTCAGTCAATTTCGAGGTGGTGCCAAATATAACAGTGATGGATGGTATTGAGCAGGTTCGTGAGATTTTGCCTCTATGTGAATTTGATGAGTACAAATGTGCAGAAGGCATCACTCATCTTGAGAACTACCGAAAAGAGTGGAATGACAAGCTTGGATGTTGGAAAGACAACCCACTTCATGACATTCACTCACACGGTGCTGATGGCTTCCGTATGTTTGCTGTGGCTATGAGCAAGAAATCTAGGGTGGTTTCGCAGACTCCAATTTATGGATTATTGTAGGTGAATTATGACAGTTAGTACTGTTCATCCGGATTATGCAAAGGCAATGCCGGATTGGGAATTTATGGATTATGCCTTGGGTGGGGAACGTTGTGTAAAAGAGCAAGGTGAAAAGCTTTTACCAAAGTCCCAAGGCATGATAATGGCCGAAGAAGTAGATCCAAAAAATAAATGCATCTATGAAGCGTTCAAACAACGCGCAGAATATCCTGAGTGGGTGCGTGATTCTAAAAGAGCAATGATTGGTCTAGTGTCAAAACTTGAGCCAGATATCAATATTGTAGATTCACGGTTAAAACCATTGATTGAGCAGGCAACAACTGATGGATTCGGTTTGAAGCAACTATTTTTGCGAGTAGTTGAGGCGCAGCTATCTTATGCACGTTGTGCTTTAATGCTTGATTTTGATGACACAGGAAAGCCATATATTGCTTTGTATTGGGCAAAAGACGGCATTAACTGGAAAGAAAAGACTGTTGCAGGGCGAACAGACTTGACGCTTTCAGTATTTAAAGAAGCTCATGATAATTCCGAAGATGAATTTGCTCATAATAAAGAATGCTTCTACCGTGCTTTAGATATTAATGATGGCAAATATAGATCGCGTTTATTTACTGACGACAATACAGTAATTGAAGAAACATATCCGGGCTTAGGTAATAAGACACTTTCGTTTATTCCTGTTGTTTACGTTGGCAGTATGAATAATACGCCTTCAATTGACGAAATGCCTTTAATGACAATGGCTAAGGCGGCTATTAAGTATTACCAGTTAAGTGCTGAATACTTTCAAGAACTGCATTTAACCAGCCATCCTCAGCCTTGGGTCTCTGGTGTTGATGAGGATAAGCCGTTACGTGTGACAGGTCCAATGGCTGCATGGCAATTACCACAAGGTGGCCAATGCGGGTATCTCGAAATTCAAGGTGTAGGCATTGAAGCTAAACGCACTGCAATGCGTGACCAAAAGAATGCAGCTTTAGAGGCTGGCGCTCGTGTAATGGACATTGGTGGTGCTGAATCAGGTGAAGCTCGGAAAGCTCGTCAAGATGACCAGTATTCGACTTTGTACGGGATGGTTATTACAGCCGCTGAAGCAATTGAACAGGTCATTAAGTATGGTGCATTGTGGCTAGGTCTTAGTGACAAAGATTACCGTTTCAATGTTAAGCCTGATTTTGGTTCGTTAGGGTTCGACGTCAATCTTGCTAAGCAGCTCTATGAAGCTGTATTGGGGAATAAAATCTCTATGGAAACCTATTGGGATTACATTCGTACTGGAAAAATCCCTGATATTGAATATTCCCAAGAACTAGAGCGCATTGAAACTGAAATGACCAACAGTCCTATGACTGGATATGTTGCAGGGGTGACTAATGGCAACTCAGATGTCACAACAGGCACTACTTGATGCTCTGGTAACACATCAAGCTTACCTTTACCGGCTCTCATCTACTGAAATCAATAATCTCTTAACTCAGTTTGATTCACTCTCAAATGAGATGATTTCAAAGTTAAGAGACTTATTAGATGATTTGAGTGACGCTGAAAAGTCAGCGTTGACGGCAGGACAATACACAACGCCTGCTTTGAAAGAAGTTAGAACATTGGTTCAGACTTGGCAGGCAAGTTTATCGTCAGGATTGCTTGAGAGCTTCACAGTAAGCGCAACAGCCCTAGCAGCATATGAAGCTACATATCAAGCTAAAACACTCGCTAATCGCAAAATAGAACCAAATGGAAAGACGCTATTCAACAAGGCAAAGAAAACGCCTTTGAGTGGCGGTATTTTGCTTGATTACCTATTCGAGAAGATCGCAGACGATGCAAAAGTTCGGGTAGAGCAAACTATTCGAGACGGCTTATCTAAAGGTCAGACAAACCAGCAAATTGTTCAGCGGATTAAGGGTAAGAAAGCACTTAATTACCAAGATGGCTTACTTGATCAAAGTAGAAACCAGATTTCAACTATGGTTCGTACTGCTAGAAGTCATGTGTCAAATGTGGCCTTGAATGAAACGTATCAGACCATTGGTGTTGAGTATGTAAAGTTCATCGCAACACTGGATAGCCGTACTTCTAAAATCTGTATGGGTTACTCTGACAAGGTTTATAAGAAAGATGAACCTCATCCTGTGCCACCACTTCACCCCAACTGTAGATCGATCCTAATTCCGGTTTCGGATGATTCAGGAAAAACAATTGGGATGCGTCCATTTAACAATAAAGTGAATGGTGAAGGTGAGATAGGCGTGGTTGATTCAAATACAACTTTCAAAGGTTGGTTTGACAAACAAGATGCAGCTTTTCAAAAGTCTTGGCTTGGGCCATCCCGATACAAACTATTTAAAGAGGGTAAATACTCTCTAGATAAGTTTGTTGATCCACTAACAGGTCAGCCATTCACACTTGCTGAACTCAAAAAGCTTGATGAAGAAATGTTTAAGAGGTTGGGATTATGAAAGTAATTAGTCGAGGTGTGCTGCCCGAGTTGCAGACCTATAGAGACTCATGTGGCAAGTGTTATTCAGTTATCGAATTTCAAAAGAATGAGTTGCGAGTCATGAGCGATAGAAACGAAACTATCTATGTGTTGAATTGCCCTGTATGTCGTAACGATATTTGGATTGCATCTCAAGCATTAAAGCCAGTTATTTATAGAAATATGTAAAACAACTTAATTCAAACCTTAGCACCTTCGGGTGCTTTTTTATTGCCTGAAGCAAAGCTAAAGGCTCCAACAATTAAATCCGCAAGGCGGTGTCTCTAGGAGATTTTAGATGTCTGAATTTTTAAAACGCCAATTAATGTCTTTACAAAATCAAGCTGGTGCAGATGGGGGTGAAGGTGGTTCTGGTGGGCAAGGCTCAACACAGATCAACTTTGAAGACCCAGCGATCAAAGCACAGCTAGACCAATACGTTGAACAACATGTTTCTGGACTTAAAGCTAAAAACACTGAGCTTCTTGGTAAGAATAAATCCTTATCTGATGAACTAACCAACTTTAAAGGCCAATTTGAAGGTCTGGATATTGGAGCTGTAAAGGGTTTGCTTCAAAAAGCCGGGCAAGACGAAGAAACGAAATTACTTGCTGAGGGCAAGATTGACGAAGTATTCGGAAAGCGAACCGAGCGATTGAAGGCTGAACATCAGAAGTTACTTGATGCAGAGAAATCACGAGCAGATAAAGCCGAAGCTTATGCCAATAAGTTTAAGCAGTCTGTAGTTAAAGGTCAGATTGCTCAAGCCTTTAGTGCAGCACAAGGTCTATCTGAAGCGACTGACGATATTACAGCACTCGCTTTATCTAAGTTCTCCTTGGATGAAAACGGCAATGCAGTAGCAATCGATGCAAATGGCGACGTAATTATTGGTAAAGACGGCAAAAACCCACTTACTCCTAAAGAGTGGATTGAAGACATTCGTGAATCAAAACCTTACTTCTTCCCAAAACCTAATGGTGCTGGTGGTCAAGGCGGGAACAATTCAGGCAGCAAAAACACAATTAAACGTAGTGAGTTCGATGCAATGAACCCTACTGAAAAAGCTAACTATATCCGCAAAGGCGGCAATGTAATTGATTAATGGAGCTAATAAATGGCTAACACTTTAACTGGCCTAACGGTCACTATTTTTAATGCGCTTGATGTTGTTTCTCGTGAATTAACTGGTTTTATCCCAGCAGTTTCATCTGATATGACATATAACCGCGCTGCTAAAGGGCAAACAGTAACTTCACCGGTGGCACCTGCGGCAACTGCAACAGATATTAATCCTGGTGTAACACCTCCTAATGATGGCGATCAAAACATTGGTAAGGTTGATATGACCATTACTAAAGCTCGTCGAGTTCCAGTTCGCTGGAATGGTGAAGAAAAGCTTGCACTTGATAATAACGGGGCATCTTACAACACAATTCTTCGCGATCAATTCGCTCAAGCTATGCGTACATTGGCAAATGAAGTTGAAGCGGATGTTGCAGGTTTAGCAATTGGCGCTTCTCGAGCAGTCGGTACAGCAGGCACTACGCCTTTTGCAACCAACTTGAAGGACAGTGCTCTAGCACTTAAAGCTCTTCAAGATAACGGTGCACCAAAAGGTGATTTGCAGTTAGTAATTGATACTACTGCGGGTGCTAACATGCGAACTCTTGGTCAATTAACCAAAGCAAATGAAGCTAATGACGATTCGTTGTTACGTCGTGGTGTGCTTTTAGATGTGCATGGTTTTGCTATCCGTGAATCTGCACAAGTGGTTACTCCTGCATCTGGCACAGGTGCAAGTGCGACTACGAATGCGGCAGGCTATGCAGTTGGTGCAACTGCTATTACGCTTGCAAGTGCTGGTACAGGGACAATCGTTGCTGGTGATGTGATTACCTTCGCTGGTGACACCAACCAGTATGTGGTTGTTGCCGGCGATACTGATGTTTCTAATGGTGGAACTATCACACTTGCAAAGCCGGGCTTGCGTAAAGCAATTCCAGCAGCTGCAACTGCAATTACTGTGGCAGCAGCTTCGACTCGCAACTTGGCTTTTGCTCGATCTGCAATTGCTTTAGCAACTCGTATTCCTGCACTTCCTGAGGGTGGTGACTCTGCCGATGACCGTATGATCGTAACTGATCCTGTTAGCGGTTTATCTTTTGAAATCGCTATTTACCGCCAATACCGCCAAGTGCAATACGAAGTATCGCTTGCTTGGGGTTGTGCAATGGTTAAACCAGAGCATTCAATCATTTTGCTTGGTTAATGACTTGGGGCTTCGGCCCCATTCTTTTTGGAGAGTGAAATGTCTAAGACAGTAAAAATTAAACCTAGCCATGAGTCACAAGGTGATTTCGTAATTATCTCTGTAGATCAATTCAATCCATCGGAACATGAGTTGATTGAAGGTGAATCACTACCAATTGATGAGAGTGAAGTCACTAATGATGCGCTTGTCCCTGTAGAGCAATTTGACGAACTTGCTAACAAACTGGTTATCTCAGAAGAACAGCTTTTGACTGCAAAAGAAGAATTAATGGCTTTCAAAAATGATGTGCCAGCGATGCAAGCACGAATTGCAGAACTGCAAGGTGATGACACCCCAGTTGGCGCAACAAATGAAAATCAGAATCCATCAACAGAGAATACTGGCGATGCACAGGCAAGCGGTTCAAAGGCGCCCGCTAAAAATAGCAAGCAATCAAAAGATCAGGAATAAGTCATGATTGAATACATTACCGTGGCAGACATCGATGCAAAACTTGGTAACGATTGGGCAAGTAGTGATAGTGCAAAAGAACGCGCGGTAATGATTACCAATGTTTGGCTTACTAACCTTAAATTGCCAGATAGTACAGACAATCAGCCTTTAAAAGATGCAATTCTGTTGGCAGCAGTGGAATTAATACCTGATGCTGTGAATGGAAACCTCTATACCGAAGTCGAAACTGGTGTTTTAGTCGAGACAGTATCAGCTCAAACTGGAACAAGTGTTTCAAACCACTATTCAGCCACCCATAAAACATATACTGCGAGTGAAAACCTTGCTTTATCAATTTTAAAGCCATGGTTAGACAAAGGATTTGGCAATGTAATTCTATTAGTGAAGATCTAATTATGAGAGCTAAAATTCAATCTAAATTAGGTAAGGCTTTTAGTACAAAGCTTGCAGACGCAGTAGCTACCTTCACATGTACCCGGAAAAAATTAGTTAGCTCCAATCCCGCTACAGGTGAAGATACTTACACAGAATATGTATATAGCGGTCGTGGTGTCTTATTTGGAAGCTGGGCAAAAGATTTGGTCAAGCCTATAGATTACCGAGCAACTGACTCTAAAGCGGTTCTACTGCAAAATGAAGTGAAGGATTCAGCAGGAACTTTAGTTAAGCCAGATGTTAATGATATTTGGGTGATTGAAGGTGGCAATTATCGAGTTGTGAGTTATGGACGGGATCCGTCAAATTCGTGCTGGTTCTGTCAGCTAAGGAAGGTGTAACGCTATGGGCTGGACAAGCAAACCGAGTGACTTCACTAAAATTATTGAAGCTGACCTTACTAAAAAGCAAAAAGATATTGTCATTGATGCTTTAGGCGGAGTTGTATTAGCCAGTCCTGTAGACACGGGGGCCTATAGAGCATCCCACAGAGTCAGCATAAACCAAACTGACCAATCATTTAATGAAGCAGAGAAAGACAAAGGTGGTGGCTCAACCATTAGCAAAGGCACAAGCGCTTTATCTCGCCTAGTTCCTTATTCAGTTGTCTACATTCAAACGAATGCGCCTTATGCAACCAAAATTGAATATGGCGACTTCACTGATAAACCAGAGACACCAAAAACTACAGGTGGCTATTCAAGACAAGCTCCCCAAGGCGTATATTCCACAACCTTCAACTATATTGCTCAGAAATACGGTGGTTAAAATGGCAATGACTTTAGATCAAGCACGACAAGCCATTATCACTAGAGCAATGGCATTTACTGGAATTGAGCAAAATCGTATTCAATACCCTAATGGCCCATTGATTAGTATTCCTGTAGATGGACTTTGGTGTGACTTAAATATTCTATGGGGCAGTTCTATCATTGCTGGTGTAGGTGATACTCCTTGCACCAGAAGAACAGGGGTTATTTCAATTAATTGCCTTGCAAGACCTCAAACTAATGAGGCTGATATAACAAAGCTCGCTGATGCTTGGTTAGCTCATTTCGAATATTACACAACTGGCCAACTAGAGATACTCCAAGGTCAAGTACAAAACCTCGGCAGTAATGGGGACTTCATTCAGTACAACATTTCAATAAATTATCGCGTCAATTAACGAATTTAACTTTTAAACGAACCTGTCCTTAGCGGCAGGTTTTTTTATGCCTGCTCTCAGGCAACCACTGGCTAGGCTGATCCCCGAAAAGCACGTTTCCATGTTCAACGTGCCTGCCAGTTTCTTTTTTTGAGCATGATCAGGAGAATGCTATGAATATGGTAGCGCAACCGCAGACTGTATTTTTTCACAATACTCAATTATCAATTGTCGAATACAACAACCAGCCTTATGTGCCAATGAAATTGGTTGTCGAAGGTATGGGTTTGGATTGGAAAAGCCAATACCGAAAGATTGCTAAGAAGTTTAAAACCTGCATGGTCAAAATGACCATTCAGCTATTTGGTGATAGTCAAAGCCGCGAAGTGGTTATGTTGCCACTCAGAAAGCTACCAGCTTGGCTTTATTCAGTAGAGCCCAACAAAGTAAAACCAGAACTTCGAGATACCGTCATCAAATACCAAGAAGAATGTGATGATGTGCTCTGGAACCACTGGACGGGTAAATTGAATGCTAGACACAAAGCTTTTGATGAGCTAAATGCAATTGATATGGATGAAAAAATCTCAAAGGCAAAAGCCACGCTACACAGCCATGGATTACATCTACGCAAAGCCGAAAAGAAAACCAATAAGCAGAAGCGTCAAGACTGGATTAATAAGAATACCCTATTGCTTAATTTTGGTGAGGAGGGTCTAGCATGAATCCAATTACAGATAATGCATACCTTATTTTTGCGTGCAAGCGGGTGAGCGATGGCGACCTAGAGGCGGATTTCATTATTGACGGCATTGTTTATGTTGTTGTGGCAGCATCAAAGGCTAACATACTTAACCTTGCTGAAAAGCAGGAAGAAATAGAGGTTAAATTCCCAAAACATAAAATCATCGTGACACAGCGACCATTGTTCAACTTAATTGAAACACTGGATCAGCTTGAGCAATTGGAAGCTGCAATGATTGCAGATGGCGATCTGATTGATAACAAGCCTACTGGTCGAATCGTTGATGCATTTGATTGGAATAAAAAGCATGACGGAGCAAGACAGCGCGGTCACTGCTAAAGAGAAATTTAAATATCCAACGCCCTCAATTCGAGGGCTTTTTAATGCCCGAAAATTAAGGAGAACTTAGATGAGTTCTGGTGCACGTATTAAATTATATTATGCTGAAGAGCAAACCCCCGAAGTATTACCAACTACACCCGTATGGAAAACCGTTCGTCGTGTGACTGATGGCTTAACTGAAAACGTCACTACTGAAGCATCAAGCAGTGTAGCAGATACACGTTTCCGTCAAGGTGGTTTTGCTACTGAAGCCGAAATCACGGGATCATTGGAAGTTGAGCTATCAATTGGCTTATTTGATGACTTCTGGTCAGCAGTAGCAATGAACAATTGGGCCAGTGATGTTCTAAATTTTGGTGGAAATGTTCGCAAAACTTTCACTTTCGTTAAAGTTTATGAAGATGTAAACCAAGTCTTTATTTATCGTGGTGTGCGAGTAAATGAAGCGAAAATGACAATTGCCACTACAGGTAAAATTACAGCTACCTTTGGCTTGATGGGCACTCTATTTGAGCGCACTACAACAAGCCCTGTAACTTCACCACTTCCAGTTCCAGAAGTTGTCCTTGTTTCTGCTCTTAACGTTGGCGACCTTAAAGTTAATGGAGAAACTGTGGTTGGCACTGCTTGTATGCAGTCTCTTGAATTGACCATTAACAACAATATGGAAGCAATCCGTTGTATTGGCTCTAAAAAGCTCACTGCAACGACTTATCTCGAGAAGATTGTTGATATCACCGTCAACACTCAATACATGTTCTCAGCGCAATCAGCAGGGTATATCGACTTCATTAAAACCCGTGACACCATGCCTTTAGAGTTCTCAATTGAAGATAGCAAGGGTAATGGTTATGCCTTTGAGTTCCCTAAACTTGAAGTAGCGGAAGCTAATCACCCTGATGGCGGTGGAGAAGACACCATCACAGTCGACATTAACTACAACCATATTCGCGTATCGCCGGTTATTACTCGTGTGATTGCGCCAGTTACACCTTAATACTGATTTGGCAGCTTTATTGCTGCCTTCTTATTTGGAGATATAACATGGCTCTTGAAGTCAATATTCAAAGAAATAAAGACGTTAGTTTGTGGCGCGAATATAAAGATGAAGAAGGTAATGTACTTGCTGAGTTCAAGATCCGAGGCATTGGATATAAGCCTTATCAAGTAGCTTTAGAACGTGCGAATAACCAAATCACAGCTAAAGGATTTGATGTTGCTAAAGCTTCACCCGATGACAAACTCTTTCATGAATTACTATTGGAAGCAGTTGCATGCCATTTAATTGAAGACTGGAAGGGTGTTGTATTTGTCGAAGAAGGTCCTAATGGCGAACAGTTAAAGTCCGAACCTGCATACAATGCAGAGAACGCTACGAAATTGCTTAACATGGGCGATTTAGGGGTTTCTCTCTGGTCCTTTATTCGAACTGAATCAGAAAAGATTCAATCAGAAGCGAACCAATATCGAGATGATGTTGTGGGAAAGTCACAGCCCTCTACACCTACGCGAACAAGTACGCGGGGCTCACGGACCACGAAAAAAAGCAAAGAGAAGCACTCGGCGTAAAGCTTCCTGATGCACCTGAATATTCTTATGTAGCTAATGCCATCCTGTCTGCATATAACACGATTGCACGATCTAGACGCTATGAACAAGGTGTTCCTCTGGCGTTAGATATCTCAGCAATTAATGCTTATGTTGAGCAATATGATTTACCGGTTGAGCGATACATCTTTAATGACTGTATCTTTACGCTTGACGATATGTTCTTAGATGAGGCGCATAAGAAGACGGCAGTACGTGCGACGAAGACATAGACGCTGATAAACGAGCATGAATAGCGAACCCGCGACGTTATATAGCGTACTTGATGTTACACAATACGCCTATTCCCTTGACATTCCCGTAAAGATTCCTTATTGACAGGAATGTCATTAGTGCGTACCCTTGTTCCTATAGAGACCCTGTTATCGAATGATAAGAGGGTTTTTCTGTCATAAAAATTGTATGTTTTATGACACCCATTAAATATAAGGGCGATAAAAAATGAACAAAGGTATGAAGTACTTTACAGAAGGTCTGCTAGCAGCTTTTGTATTAGCACCTCGTGTCCCAGTACATGCTGTTGAGCCTGCAAAAATGGAAGATCCGCGTCCAGTTGGTAACGCAGCAAAACATTGGGAAGCAGTTGGCAAAAATATGTCAAGAGCAACTAATAGAATTGCATGTGACCTACGCAGCAAGCAACCAGAACTTAACTCATTATAAATAACTAATTAATGTCTCAACATCGTCGAACTAAACGTGGCATCGCAACAAAAAATGGCAATGATGTATCTGTTGCTGTTGAAGAGGCGGAGAGCTACTCACCATACCCGCCTCCTGAATTGGTTAAGGCATTTGAAGAAATCCAACCTGGTCTAGCTAGTCGTTTAATGCAGATTGTTGAGAACGAACAAACGATGAGCCATGAAGTGGCCCGTCATCAAATGGCAGAGAATAAGCGCATCAACACTGCAAATATTGAGAATCAAAAACACAATTCTCAATTATTCCTTCTAGGTTTAATATTTGGTGTATTGATAGGGATAGGGATTCTATGTGTAGCAGTATATGCGCTATATGCTGGTTATCCTTGGGTTGCAACAGCTGCATTCTCAACATTAGCAGCCATTTTAGTAATTCTAGTACTTCGCAAAGTACCTGCGTCTAATGGCGAGCAAACCTCTAAGCCAACTACTCAAAAATAGTAAGCAACATTCAAAGAACCGCTAGAGATAGCGGTTTTTTATTGCGCCATTATTAACCAGTTGTTAAATTACCCTCATATTTGAGGGTATTTTTATGAAAAAGATTATTATATTGGGTCTAATGTTTGGACTCGTGGGTTGTGGTGAATCAAAAGAAAAATCTAGCGCTGATAATGAAATTAGAAAGTGTGTGCAAAAAGGTATTGCATACTATAAAGAAATAGGTTCATACCCAATGCTTAAATCAGAGAATATCTCCGCAGAGGATAAGGCTTTGCAAAAGTGTGAGAACAGTTCAGTCGCGTTTGATTCGCTATAACGGTTTTTATTGCAATCCTAAATTCTCAATTGTTAAAAGGGCATTGTTATTACAACAACGCCCAATATTGAATTAATGAGCTAAATACCATTCAATGTCATGCGGTGATTTATTACCAACATGCTCTAAAGTAAGGCCATATCCAATTGCTTTACGATTTAAAGCATTAGCATGACAAACCGCTTCAGATGTCAAGCCACTCAAACGGCCTGCATAGCTACTTTGAATAGCTGTTAGAGCTGGATAGATTTCATTCTTAATGAACTTGCCAAGAATTGGGACATACCACATCAAGAATTGAACATCCTTATCTCGCAATACAGTATGAATGTTTGGTTCAGTATCTTTGTACTTCTCAGCACTGCTGTACATAGCGATCAGATGATGAACATACTCAACTGCCACAGGAATTACATCATGTGGGATTTCATCAATATGCTGAACATTGAAACGTTGGTGAACTAATTTATAAGCATCGCTATAGTTCAAATGCTTGGTTTTAGACACAAGCAGATTTACAGCACTTGTTAAAGGTTCACGTTCAGATTTATGGGTTTTTGCAACTGGAGCACCAATTTCTTTATCAAGAACATCCAGTACCCATTTGCGGAATTGCGCTGCAACTGATGTGCGAGCAAAGAAGGTGATTAAGTGACATCCTCTAGAGTTAAAAACACGGTTCTCCATTACTACAGAGCCAGTTTTTCTAACGACACTCATTTTGAGGGTCGTTGTCATTTCAGGTGTAAACTCATGTTTATTTCGTTCGTAGATTTGAGTAACTGCATCAGATTTTGCATAACCTAGAGCTTTTGCAAGCTCACTTGCTGTTAACCAAATCTGGTTGTTGTGTTGTACAGGAGAAAAGTTCACTTCGTTAAAAGTTAATGCTAAACTTGTCATGTTGATTTTCCTTAGTTTGGGAATGATACAAAACCCTGTTTGATGTGAGAGTCGGCAGGGTTTACTTGTATTTAGGCTTGGTGTTTTGTGCGCTTTAGCAACCATTCTTCAATAAGAAGATTTACTTGCGCTGTTAAGCTACGATGCTCTTTTTCAGTTTCGATTTTTAATTTATCAAGAGTTTCTTCTGGAACTCGAATATTAATTTGGGGATCTTTTCTAGCCATTTTCTACTCCGGTGTATAACGGTGATATATTTATATAACGGTGATGCTATTGTGTCAAGCACCGTAATACTATTATTCTTATAAAACGTTTTTTGAGCTTCAAAGTGATGTCTAGAGCAGACCCGCAAATCAATATTCGAGTGCCTATAGAGCTAAAGAAAGAAATAGAGCATGCAGCAATTGAAAATAGTAGGTCGCTTAACGCGGAGGTTGTTTACAGGCTGCAAGAAAGTTTAAGTAGTGGAAGGGTTAATAAATCCGAACTCACTACTGAGGAACTTATGGAAGAGCTTTCAAGCAGGTTGGAAAAATTTAAGATTACTATTGAGAAGTAGGTAAAGGGGATATTGCGTGTATGAACTTCACCCCGAAGTGCAAGCACAGTTAATTGTTAAATCAGTTGATGCGCATTTTGTTATTGCTTTCCCGAAATCAAAGTCACAGAATTTTCAGGCTGCATTAAGTTTGGCAAAACTTGCAGACACATTTGAAGAAATCAAAGATGGTAAATCAATATATTACCTTTCTTCATTTGAGATAAACCTAAAGAATGTTAGCTTAATAAAAGCAATTATGGATTTAGCTCTATTCTGGAAAGGTGTTCATATTTTTCTTAATGGGCAGCCAGTTAATAGAACAAGACTACTTTCAGAAATGCTTGGTTGTTTTAGGGATTCATTTCGGGCTACTGACAAGAAAGCTTATTGTTTTCAAGTTGTAGAGGATGTTGGTGAACCACAAAATACAGGCCCTTTAGTATTTGAACTCAACCTTGTCAAAAGAGAAGATGAATTTATACCAAGAGCCGAGAAAAAAGAGGCAACAAAGTGGATACACCCTTGTAAACTTCTTGCCAATTCTCATAGATACTTAAGCAAGGATCACCCTGCCTCACTTCAATCCCAACTTCAAGCGCAGGCGGTTAAATTTAACTGTGATATTTGCCCAAATTTCAATGCTGATAATTTAATGAAATTGGATGATTTTTCTTAATTTAAAATACTTCTTAGTTTATTAAGGTTTAAAGATGAAAAACTTTATTTTGGTGATGCTTACTCTTTTACCTTTTAATACGTTTGCACAGGATATTTATGCTCATAAAAGCAAAGATGGGTCAACAATACTTTCTACAAAAGAGGACAATTCTTCAGATTATGAAGAAGTAAAAAAAATACATATTGATAACTCGGACATAACTAATTGGAAAGTAAGTTGTAGTAAAGATCGTTTTAATGGAACTAAATCTTGCAGTCTAAATAAACCATTCAGAGATTTAATGGTCACTATAATTAATGGCAGCTATGGTGTTTATGTAGGGAGAGATCATTTCCCTCGTTCGACCAGCGCTGTAAAGGTTGACAACAATCCTGCAATATATGGTTATGAAGGAGTATCTAAGACCCCCTTGCAAGTAATTGAACAAATGAAGAGGGGTAAAGTTGCCTATACAAGATATAAAGAATGGCCCTATGAATACAACATAGATAGTGAAGTTGAGCTAGATGGATTTAATGATAAGTTCAACGAAATGCTGCTGAAATACAAAGAACTGTAACCTTAAAAAATACATACAACCGCCAAACATCGGCGGTTTTTTATTGCCTAGAGGAAAGTAAAATGGCACAAGAATCACGTCTCGTTATTGTAATTGATGCTAAAAATGCAGAGCGTAATGCGCGCAATCTAGGCAATGAATTAGATAGTATTGAGCGCAAAGGAGACTTTGCAACTAAGTCGATGGATGGGTTGTCAGTGGCAACACGCGAACTAGCTGGCTATATGGCTGGACTAGTTACCATCGGGGCTGCTGTTGCTAAGATGGATGCTTATACAGGCATCCAAAACCAATTGAAGTTGGTAACTGAAGGGCAGAATCAACTCAATACAGCAATGGATAATACTTTTGAAATTGCTCAACGTTCACGCTCATCTTGGGAATCTACTGCAACGGTTTATCAGAAGCTTGCAATGAATGCTAAAGATGTTGGTTTGGCGCAAGAAGATATTGGGCGCCTAACAGAAACAATCTCTAAAGGTATTGCATTATCAGGGGCGACAGCAGCTCAAGCGGATGCAGCTATTATGCAGTTAGGGCAAGCCCTTGGAAGTGGAGCATTGCGTGGGGATGAGTTTAACTCTGTCATGGAAAATGGCTATGGATTAATGCAGTTGTTGGCTAAGGGTATGAATGTGCCTATCGGACAACTTAAATCTATGGCGGAAAATGGCGAATTAACCTCTGAGAAAGTAACCAAAGCATTACTTAGCATGTCTGAAGAGGCCGATAAGCAATTCGGTAAAACAGATGCAACTATTGGGCAGTCATTAGGGTTATTAAGTAATAGTTTAACGCAGTTTATCGGGGAGGCAGGGAGAAGCTCTGGAGCGGCTCAGGTACTTTCAGGTTCAATCGAAGTGCTTGCCAACAACTTTGAATTATTGGCAGATGGTGCTGTCGTTTTGGGTATTGGTGCAATTACTAAAGCAATAATTTCTAAAACAGTTGCAGTTCAAGCTGATCTTGTTGCTTCTGCTGCTCAAAAGGCTGCTGACCAAGCACAAAAGCAGGATGCGATTGTCCTCACAACTTTAAAATTGAATGAAGCTAAAGCTCATCTTGCGAATGTTCAGGCCACAAATGCCGAGACACAGGCTAAATTTGGTGCAACTGCGGCCAACGCTCGCTATAAACTTGCAGCCGATGCTGTCACTCAAGCATTAATAGCACAAACTGCTGCACAAAATGGTTTAAACACAGCAACAAGCGTAGGTTCCAAAGTTTTTGGGTTGGTAGGTGGCTGGGCAGGGGTGCTTACAATCGGCGTCACCGCATTAGCTGCTGGCTACATGTACATGCAAGATCGAGCCGAAAAAGCAAATCAAAAACTTAAAGAGCAAGCAGAAGTGGCTAACCAAGCTGAGGAGGAGTTGCGTAAGTTGCATGGTGTTGAAAAACAGTCAGCCATTAATGATATGACTACAGCCTTGGAAGCTCAGAATAAAGTGCTGCATGATGCTGAGCAAGCAGCAGCATCAGCCTTAATCGACATACAGAATTATGCGCTAGGGAATGTAGAAGTAACTAAGATATCCAATGAAGCGCGCCTAGGAACAATTAGCTATACAGAAGCCTTAAAAAGACTGAATGGGATGAATATTCCACCAGACCTTTACAATGCCCTAAAAAAGCAAGTTGAAGGATATGATCAGGCCTACTTTGCTGGTGTGAAGTTAGTAGATGGCCTAAAAGCAGTGGGTGTTGAGGCAAAACTTCAAGGCAATGCTGCTCAAAATGCCGCTAACCAGAATAATATTCATGCAAATAGTTTTGATAATGTTGCGGGTGCTGCAAATAATGCAACTAATGCACTTAGTGGCTACTTGCAGAAGCTACAGCAAAGCACATTTAAGACTGAGTTAACTAATAAACTTATTGGGAATTATGGTTTTGATGTAGAAAGAGCTAAAGCTTTTGCTGAGGCATATGTTCAGAATGGCAATAAGATATCTGCGCAAGATGCAAAAATTATTGATCAGAATCTTGCCGCCAACCGAAAACTCCAAGCAAGTGAGGAGGCAGTTGCACAAACTAGACGTAATAGTGCAGCAGCTGCACGTAAAGCAAATCGAGAAGCCACAAAAGAGGCGAATGAAGCTAAAAGATTGTTTGAAGAACAAGCTAGATTACGTGATCAATTTGCAGATAGTTACGCTCCTAAATTGACTCAAATTGAAAATGATTTACAGCGTGAATTGACTGAAATCCGAAAGGCAAACTTTGGAAATGAAGAGAAAGACTATATTGCAAAGGCTACGGCTCGTGCTGAATTAAACAAAGAATTGTATTTGCGTGAATTAACATATGAGATCAATCAATTTCACTGGAGTGAAGAGCAGAAACTCAAATACTCATATGAAACTAAGCAGATGCAAATCAAGGAAGGAACTGAGTTAACGGATGATTTAAAGCAGATTCGTCTTGATGCACTTAAGCAGGAGTACGATCAAGAAGTTGGGATGATTCAACTCGCTCAAGAGCAACGTCTTTTTCAGGCTAAATTATTCTTGCTTTCAGAAACTGAGGCAATGCAAGAACGCTACCGATTGGAGCGAGAAGAAATTGCTAAAACAGCAAAAGATGAGGAGGAAAAACGTAAGCGACTGGCATTATCACGTGATCAAGAACGATTAGAAGCACTTGATCGTGCAGCAAAAGCTGGTCAAGCATGGGGTGGTATTCAAGCTGATATGAATGGCAGTGGTGAGTTCTATAGACTAGATCAAGAACGATCTAGCCGCCTAAGTGCCGCGACAAATCTACTTGATAGTCAGCAAGGTGTGGTTAATTTAAATGAACAAAATTCTATTGAGGCTTTAAACGCACAATTTGAGCAACAGCTTATAAGTCAACAGGACTTCGAAAACCGGAAAACAGCTATCATTCAAGCTGCTCAAGATCAACGTAATCAGATTGCTGCTGAATATGCAAAGAATGCTCAGGATATTGAAGATAAGTACCAGCAAGACCGCTTGAACACTCAAATTGCATTTGGTGGCCAAATGATGGGTTCACTTACATCAATGTTTGGTTCAATGTTTGGAGAGCAATCTAAAGCATATAAGATCATGTTCGCCGCTGATAAAGCTTATGCGATTGCAGCTGCTGGTATTGCGATTCAGCAAAGCATTGCTCAGGCAGCAAAGGTAGGTTTTCCAACAAACATTCCTTTGATTGCTAGTGCTATTGCTCAAGGTGCAAGCATCATTGCAAACATCCGGGCAATTAAAGATCAAGGTTTTGCGGACGGTGGTTATACAGGAAACGGCCTTAAACATACTCCAGCTGGCATTGTGCATAAAGGTGAGGTTGTTTGGTCTCAAGAAGATATCAAACGCTGGGGAGGAGTAAGTGTTGTTGAGAACATGAGGCAAAGTAATCCAAATGGGTATGCTAACGGTGGCTATGTATCAAACAATCAAACGGATGCAGTTGCAACAGTTAGAGAGCATAGGCAATTCGAAGCTATTAACACCGGAAGAACTGAGAAATCTCAACCTACTGTTACCATTATCAATAAAACATCAGAAAAAGTGGAAGCTACATCTGGATGGGATGGTAAGGAGTTAACAGTTATCTTAAAAGAGTATCAGAAACAGAATGAGGAAATGGTAGATGCTAAGATTGAAAAAAGATTTAGAATGTCTAAACGACAAGGGTGGTAGGTTTAAAAAAGAAGCTTTGAAAGGTTTCTTTTTTTATTTGAAGCTAGAACTTTAACGGTTCGGAAGAAATCTACTCTATTGTAGGTGGTTGCGTAAATTGTTCTTCTTAATATATTTAAGATTGATAGTTAATTAACCACTTGTTAAATTACCTCTAGAGATAGGGGTAATTTCATGAAAAAGATTATTTTATTGGGTTTTGTTTCAATTCTTGGAGGGTGTTCAGTTGCACCAATTCAATTGCCAAATAATGTATCAACTATAAGTGCTAGCTCAGCGGGGGATACATACATTGATAAAATTGATTATTCTTTTAATTCAACGAGTAAATCATTCTCCAAATTGAAACTATGTGCTGCAGAAACTTTCCAAAATGATGACATTGTTCTACATGACCAAGCTGGTAGTTTCATAGGGGCATATACGGGTAGATATTATGAAAATAATAATACACAAGTTCATCAAGGGAAGTCTGTTTTTAAATTTCTAGATGAAACTGAAAAAACATTTATTGCAAATGGCAATGTAAAAACAAAGGGGCAGCAAGTAGGCCTTATTACAGATTTTGTTAAATATGATGCAAAAATTGCTCTTAAAGAAAATAAAGTTCAATTTGTAATGAGCAATATTTTGAGAGCTCAACAAAATACAGGTACATCAAGTAACAATGGTTTTAGGCAGGTTGGGACATGGGCTGGAGCACGTGCACCTGGTGTTATTGAAGCATTAGATGGAATAGCTCATAAATATCAAAATTGCGTTCAAACTAATTAAACAAGTAGGAAATAAAAACCCCGCTCTTGGCGGGGTTTTGTTTTATAAGGAGGAAATATGAAAGCAATTCAATTTAAGAAAACAGGCCAATACACCGGTAATCATGATGAAGTAACACGTTTACTGGGCGGCACAGTAACCTATGTTGGTCAACGTGGAAGAGAGGCAAATAAGACTTATGAACGAGATGGGGAAACTTTCCCTATCCAATTCGATGATTGGCTTGTAGATATTGAAGGTGTGGTTCTTGTTTTGAGCGAGAAGCAATATCAAGCGCTTAATTCAGTAGCTTATAAACCTATAGGTTTGGGTGAAGCAATTGGTCGGCATGTCAATGAGTACTTAAGTCAACAACAGCGACAAGGCGGTTTATTATCAAAGTAACCCACTCGAATGAGTGGGTTTTTAATTCCAAAACAAAACCCCGATGTTGACGCATCGGGGTTTTTGCATTTCCACCAACCGACGAAAGTAAGAGGAAAATAAATCTATATGGAAGATTTTATCAAATTAATTAACTGGTGTCTAAAGGAAATGAATGAAATGAAAGCATGGCGCTTTGTTGCGATCCTTATCACTTTGATTATCTGTACATATCTTTGGAAAATGTAATGAAACTAAATATTTAAACCGACCCATTTAGAGGTCGGTTTTTTTATGGATTCAATTTATGAGCAACCTTAAATTCACTTTCGAATGCGACTTAGACGGAAATAGTAATACTCAGCGCTTTAATACGTTATCAAGCAAATTTGGTGACGGTTATGAACAAAACATTGCTGTAGGTATCAATAACCGATCTGGTGAATGGACTTATCAAAGAACGGCTTATAAAGCCGAAATTATGCAAATCAAAGCATTCTTTGATGACCACAAAGGAGCTGACTCGTTTCTTTGGGATTCGCCTTTAGACGGTGAAGTTAGAGTTAAAGCTGGAGAATATCAACCCCGTTGTTTAGGTGGTGATGTTTGGCAAATCTCCACCACCTTCACCCAAGTTTTTTACCCTTAATTTAAACCCCTTTAAAGCCCCTTTTTAGGGGCTTTTTTTATGCGAGTAAGAAAATGACGATTCAAACTGTTAATCTTGGTTCAGCTCCGACTGGCGCAGGCGGCGACACATTTCGCTCAACTGGCGCAAAAATGAATGAAAACTTTACGAACTGGACACATGCAGCTAGTCGTTATGTAGGTACTGCTGCTGGGAATGTGATGGAAGTTGGTGCTTTTGGAGTTGGAAAGTCAATTCTATTAGGTAGTCAAAAATTATCAACATTGAGAGGAGGTGGTAATGCCTTTTATTGGCAAAATAATGGTGATAATATTTCAAGTGCTGGAGACTATCCAGACAACGATTCTCAGGCAATTATTAATTTAGATATTAACGATTCAACTGATGCTTGTGCACAATTAAGCATAACGCATAACTCTGATTTTTATATTAGATCTGCAAACTGGAATGTAAATACGTTTCAGCCGTGGCGTAAAATCTTGTCATCAAAAAATACAACTGTGGATGCAAATGGTTTCATTAAGTCAGCATCACCAGTTGTTAAATTGTTTGCAGATAAAATTGAACCTAACGATGAAGCTGCTGAGCAACCCCTCTCTTTTGAGAAATTAGGCATTGGTCATTGCTTAATTAAAGGTTCATCGGGATTTGCAAAAGAAGGCTGGTGGATTGAAATTCCTACAGACACTCATGGCAATAAGATTTGTGCAGTTGAATATCAGACATTGGAAAATGGTGATCTTGAAATTAAGACCTTCAAGAAAAAGCTAAATGATGAAGGCGATATTGTTGCGAATCTTGATGCACCAATCGATATTCCGAACAATGCAAATGGTGAGCCGCGCTGGATTGATATTCGTTTAAACAGTATCAAGAAGACAATCGTCAGAAAAATTCCACGTACTGAAAAACAACCGCGTATGGTCCAGCAAGTAAAATATGCTCCGCAGCTGACTTATATCACTAAATACGAAGATTTATTTGATGATGAAGGAAAAGCTGTAATTGTGGATGGCAAGAACTATAAAAAGCCAGTAACCCACATTCAGACTGATCAAAACGGCACACCCATCCTATCAAATCAACCAGTCATTAATGAAAATGGTGAGCCAGTTTTTGAATGGGTTCAAGCAGTTGATAGTGAAGGAAATCCTGTTTTTGATGATGTGCCAGTCTTAGACAAAGATGGAAATCCAATCTATGACGAGGTGACTTATGACCCTGAATAGTGATTTCCAGAAACTATATGTAGATGGATTAATCCATTTGTATGAACTAGATGCCAGCTCACTTGGAGCTGGCATTTTACGTTTCCACGGGCATATAGCTTTTCAAGATTGGGAAAAAATTTACTCATCCATCGGATCTGAAGGATTGATCGGTGCAGATTCAGGAAGCATTGGAAAGATTTTTGACACTGGTGATCAGAAAGTATGGAACCGAAATATTATCTGGCAAGGTCAAGTTTTTGAGCCAATGGCCTTGGAAGTATCTGGGCTTGAAATGCGTTCAGATGGTAAAGCTTCAGCGCCAACTTTAAGCATGGCCAACAATATCAACGGCATTCAAAATGCTGTATCTGCTTACTGTTTGCAGTTTAAAGACTTTGCTGGTGCAAAGCTTAAAGTCATTACCACTCTTGCTAAATATCTTGATGCCGAAAACTTTACAGTGGGTAACCCAACTGCATCGAATGAATCAAAAGAGCAAATCTGGTACATCGAGCAAAAGACATCTGAAAATGCACAACAAGTGACTTTCGAGCTGTCCAATCCAATCGATTTTGAGGGTTTAAAAATCCCAGTTCGCCAAATAACTTCACTTTGTCATTGGTGCATGGTCGGGAAGTACCGGGGTGAGGAATGCGGTTACACAGGTGTAGCAATGTTCACTGATAAAGATGAGCCAACTGATAATCCGGCACTTGATCGATGCGGAGGACGTTTACGTTCTTGCCGATTGCGATTTGGTGAAAATAAACCGCTGCCATTTGGTGGTTTCCCGGCTTCAAGCTTATTGTGAGGTTTTATGAAACTGACGGCAAAACATAAAAAAGCAATCATGGCGCATGCTGATGAATGCTATCCGCTTGAATGCTGTGGTGTGATTGTTGATAAGCAATATATCGCTTGTCGCAATATTGCCGAACAATCTGATCAATTTGAAATTCATCCCGAGGATTTGGCAAGTGCTGAAGATCAAGGCGAAATCTTAGCTTATGTTCACTCTCATCCAGATGGAACAACAAAAGCTTCGGAACTTGATCTGATTCAAATTGAGTTACATCAAAAGCCGTGGGTAATTTGTTCATATCCGGATCTGGATTTTCAAGTTTATGAACCATTTGGTTATCGCGCCCCTTTAGTGGGGCGTAATTATATTCATCATTTTCAGGACTGTTATGCACTAGTCCGTGACTTTTATGATCGTGAGCTAGGTATTAAATTGCCAGACTTTGAACGAAAAGATGGCTGGTGGGAAGACAAAGATCATCCGTCAATATTGATTGATAACTTTCCGAAAGCCGGTTTCTATGAAGTGGACACTCCGCAATATGGAGATATGTTGATTTGCCGAGTACCACGAACAGAACACCCAAATCATTGCATTATTTGGCTTGGTGATAATGCAATGCTGAAGTCCGAAGATACCGAACCTTGTATTGGCAATACATTAATTTTGCATCAGCTTCACGGCCGTAAATCTATACGTG